GTCCGGAACTAGCCTACCAACGTACTTGCGTACAACCCTTTGCATGGGCCTGGGTGGAATTAACCCAGTTAGCTTTGTCGTCAATCAAAGCTCACAAAATCTCCCGTAAGAAAAGTTGTTCCAGAGGTTCTAACTGCGACTTTCTGTTGGTTGAACAGACGTAGGTTATCAATAAGAACTGATATCCGAGACCCGTCACCCGGAGGTAACATCTCAGACGAGGAGCCAGCCACGTACTCCTCAGCCAACGCATCTCTCATTTTGTTAACATACGTACGGACGTAACAGGCAGGGATTAGTTCCTGTTCAGCCCCCCGACGTTGTTTCAAGACCTGAGAATAAGACGTAGAGTTCGGTATAGCGATGGTACGGAATTGCTTCCGAGTGGCGCGAGCCTTGGCCCACGCAACCCCCTTCTCCCTAACTCTTTCAATCTCTTCTCGCATCGCCCTGTGTTCATCACCGACATCAAGATCGTAACCATCAGGCATGGGAGCCATCCTGATCACGCCAAGCTGTCTAGAACGTTCAGACTTTGGTTGACTGGTGAGAGCGCGCCGAATTTTCTTGTCTTTGCGGCACACAACTTGAAGATGAGGTGGTATCTCAGCAAGGTGTTTATCCTTACTCTTAGCCAGAATATTGCTATTCCAACGAACTACCTTTCGAAACGTCTTCACATCTGGAGAGGCCTGGGCTGCAAAGCCCAAGACATCCTCAACACCAGGGTCCATCCACACGGCGGAAGCGTTAAACTTCCGTACGCGATTGCCGTTCGAAAACAAGGTGGAGTTAATTTCACATAGCACATCGGAGACCATGGTCTTCTCCTGATTGACTACAAGGCCCACCTCGCTCCCCTCCACGACAATCTGCCCTCGAAGATTTGTGTCGGTCCGTACCTCCTTTGTCAAAAGGTCGTCACCGTTAATGAGAAGTCTGTGACCAGACCACTCGTGGAACGAAATCTTCTTCCCAATAAGCAAACTGTTTAATGCAAGATCAACAACGGTTTTGTTAATCAAACACAAAAGAGGAAAAGACATGACCGATCCCATGGGCTGACCGGAACCACACTCTACCCCTTCCAGCGACAAATTGCCAAGAACCTTGAGAGCTCTCAACTCCTCATCACTGATACTTTCAGCTTGCTCTATCAGTACGTCTATCGCCGACCGAACGTACTCGGTTTTAATATTGTCAGTCGCTGCCGAGTAGTCGAAACTCAACAGCGCAGCGCCGTTCAACCTACTGATGTGCCTCTCGGTTGGGTCTCCGACAAGCAACCACCCTTTCCTCTTCAGGCTGTCGTACAAACTGTAATGCATAGGAGCGAGTATCCGTGTGTTCTCGGAAGAATACACGGTAACTACCCTCGGCTTACCGGACGAAAAGACAAGCTCAGTCCGGAAGTCAGTCGAGAACTCCTCTACATTCCAATTGCCCCCATCCTTCCGCTTGAAACGCCGGGTAG